GGTGATCGCGCGGGGCCGATCGTCCAGCGCGAGCAAACCCGCTATTGTATTACAAACCCAATGTCAATAGCCGTCAATTATCTTTTATTGCAAATCGGCCACCGTGTCTTGAAGTGGCACTTAGAACGCATCCGCAACGGCACTTTTACCGTCACGCAGGTTGCCAGCTTCTACTGCCCAAACCCGAATCTTCCGGAATACAACACGATTCAAAAGGGCTTGCGTGAGTTGCTCAAGATGAAGCCGGAAGAGCTGCCAATCGAGATGCGATGACTCAAACCGAATACGTCAAACACTCCGGTCTTTCCAAAGGACGAGTATCCATTCTGGTCAAACACGGGATGCCGCTAACCTCACCGGAGGAGGCTGACGCTTGGAGAGGAAGCCGGAAAGGCATTGGCGGTAGGCAAAGCCACAAGCAGCTTGCGGAAGCCCACCAGCAGCAGGAGGCAAAATTCCAAGAGGTCGCGTCGTCGCTCACGGAGGGACCGTACAGACCGCCGGAAGCGGCAACTGCGGTCAATGCGTCTCTGGTCGCATCGGACACTCCTGCGGGAGCCTACGAGCGCCAGAAGCAGATTGAGCGAGCCTCATATGGTTTGGCGGTTCAAGCGTTGCGGAACAAGACGATGGACGCAGGACGCATGGTAACCGTCCACGCTGCCGCAGCGAAGAACCTCATCAACGCCCGTCAGGACGTCCTCGCGCTTGCCGAAAAGGAGCGGTCGCTTGTCTCTGGCTCTTGGGTCAAGAAGGTGATGCAAGAACACGATGGAGCCGTTGCCAGCCTTCTCAAAGCGATGCCGAAGCAACTTGCCGGACGCATTGCACCGCACGATCCAGAACACGCCGAACGCGAATTGGACCGTTGGGTCCAAGAAGTATGTCTCAAGACTCTGCACTCAACCGATCCATGGAAGTCTTAGAAATCCACAAGCCCAGAGGCATTGAAGCTCTGCGCCAGAACCGAATCGCGCTCAACGCCATAGAATCGCAGACCAATTTCCGAATGATTGGTTTGCCGGACACGGAGCCGTCTCGGATTGATGGCTTTGTCTATGATACCAACGCGGGAGTGATTGTCGGAAGCTACGAGATCAAGTCTCGGTTGTATGATCTGCACAAGCTCCAAACGACCTACAAAAACAAGTGGATGATTGATTGGTCAAAGCTTCAAGCGGCACTTGAAGTGACCAAGCATACGAAGCTTCCGTTTTACGGAGTGCTGCACCTGAAGCCGGACAATCTGGTGATGATGGTCGAAATCTTCAACGCTCGCGCAACGTGGGCTTGCAACGTGGAGCTATTGGATCAATGGAACGATGGGAGGCCAGAGAGAATGGCGTTCGTCCACATGGACTCGGCAAAGACATACAAGATCCGCCCGAGCAATGAGATCATCCAGACTCAGCTTTTCCGATGACCGATCTTGAGCGTGAGATTCTGGAGTTCCGGCGCCAACTGTGGCGACCGACTCCACGGCAGTCTGTGGTTGAGTGGGCTGAATCCAACCTGACATTGACGCAACGACAGACCGAGCATCCCGGCCCATTCTCGACGGCAGTCAGGCCTTATTGCAGAGAGCCGCTGGAGACTTGGAAAGATCCGTCAGTCTCTGAAGTCACGCTTTGTTGGGGATCGCAGACCAGCAAGACGACAACGCTCATGGCAGGTCTGGCGTGGGCAATAGACGTCGAACCGAGTCCGGCTTTGTGGCTAATGCCGTCCGAGAATTTGGCTCGGAGTTTCAGCAAGTCTCGCTGGCTCCCTATGCTTGAGGACTCACCGGCTCTTGTGGCTCGGTTCCCTGCGGATCGTGACCAGATCACAAATCTGGAGCAGCAATTTGACCGATGCACGTTGAGCTTTGTTGGCTCAAACTCACCGGCAAATCTGGCATCCCGACCCGTCCGCATTCTGGTTGCAGATGAGGTGGACAAATTTGCGGAAGCCACCGCGAAGGAAGCCGACGCTCTGGATCTTGCAGAGCAACGACTCAAAGCGTTCTCAAGCAGCAAAGCCTTCTTCACCAGCACTCCGACGACCACCGAAGGCAGAATCTGGCAGAAGTTCCTGCGTGGGGACCAAAGGTACTACCACATACCGTGTCCGCATTGCCGCGAGTTCATCCGGCTGGAATGGAAGCAGGTAACATGGGACAACGCGAAGCTTGAGGACGGCAAGCCGGACTGGCAGACAATCCGGACTTCTGCTCACTACGTTTGCCAACTCTGCCATGGTAAGATCAGCGACAGTCAGAAGGTCGCTGGATTGCGTCACGGCAAATGGATCTCCCACAACGTCGCCAGCATCCCGAGCGTCCGGTCTTATCACCTGTCGAGCCTCTATTCGCCTGACCGCAAATGCACTTGGGCAAATCTCGCGGTCGCATTTCTTGAGGCCAAAAACTCCATGATGGGGCTGCAAAGCTTCGTCAACGGTATGCTCGCGGAACCGTGGGAAAACCAAGACTCGCAACCGGAGCGCGTGGAGGTCGTCTCGGATACGGAGATGCCAGAAGCTCGGAGGTATCTGACCGCAGACGTACAAGCGGCGGCGCCGTTCTTGTGGTGGGTCTGCCGCGAGTGGAGCGCCGGAAATTCACGACTCGTCGCAGCCGGTCACGCAGACGATTTTGCCGCTCTGCGACGGGTCCAACTGTACTACAACGTACACGACATGGACGTTGGTGTTGACTCCGGTTTCAACACCCAAGCGGTGTACGATGCTTGTGCTCAATACTCGCAGACCAGCAGCGGAGCCATCAACTATCCGTGCGGTCTTCGGTATCCACCGGAGGGAGGTCTGCGGAAGCCAATGCTTGTCGGTTGGTTGCCACTCAAAGGTCGAGAGAGCGGAGCGCGATTCACCAGCAAGACCGGATCAATCCTCCCATGCGGCATCACGACTTCGACGTCCATGCGAACCGATGTCGTCCAACCGCTGATGATCTTTGACACAGAGCATCTTCGGGAAATGCTCCAGAAGCTCCGCAGAGGCAGCGAAAACCACTCATGGTCTGTTTGCTCGCTGCCAGCGCAACTCGACGCAGAAGGGGCATTTGCGAGCGATGCCGACACCTATTGGAAGCATCTCGACAGCCACATTCTGAAGCCTACCGCCAACCGCTCTGGACGCATCAAGCATCTGTGGTTCAAGCGAAACACGCGCTGGCCGGACCACCTGCACGACTGCGAGATCATGCAGATTGCGATGGTAACGCTCTGGAACGATCTCATTCCAAATCCTGTTGTTGATACAACTGGCGGTTGACAAGCCGGACGCTCTGTGAATAGTCCGCCCGAGTGGTCACTTACACAGTAGCAACAAAGCGGTCTTACTTGCGTACCACTTACGCGAGCAAAGGCGCTTTGTCTCTGTTGGATGCGTTGACCGCAAAGCTGACCGTTTCTGCAAATGCTCTTGAGAGCGGCAATCTGGTTCGCCAAACGTCTTCTTCTGATGTCTCCGTTGAGTTCGCTGAACCCGGAAAGGGAAGCGCAAGTCCCGGCGAGATGTTGGAAATGTGGGAGTCTCTCCTGAGTGACTACGATTACGCAGTCACGCTGTTGTCTGGTGATGGTATTACCAGCCCAACGGATGCCCAGATTTACGCAAAGATGCTCGGGTCAGTCCTTATTGCGACGACCCGTTATTATGGAGACTTCACGCAATACCGGCGTGAGGCAACCGTCAGAATGAGCTAATGGGAATCCTCTCAAAAATCCGAGACGTTCTGTTCCCTGCTCCTGAGAACAAATACGAAGGAGCGCAACAGAGCTTGCGTCGTTCGTATCTTGATACGTCTTACACTTCAGCTCGGTTTGATGTCACCAGTTCGACCCGACAAGCGATTGTCCGGAAGAGCCGGTATTTTGAGCAGAACAACGCTATCCTCAACAGGCTCGGAGACCTCTTTGAGTCCTACACCGTGGGGTCGTCGTTCTCGGTTCAACCCGCATCCAGCGATCCGGCATGGAATCTCAAAGCAAAGAAGTGGTTCGACATCTGGTGTCGGTATCCAGACATCGGTTCCCGCCAGTCTTTCGGTACTTTGATGGGTCAAGCCGCTCGGGGATGGTTCTTCGATGGCGAAAGCTTCATTCTGCTAACCAAAGGCGAGAGCGGCAAACCGCGATTGCAACTGCTGGAAGCTCAATCGGTAGCGACTCCGGTGGGGATGGAGTCTGACCAGACCGTATTCGACGGCATCCGCTTTGATCCTCGGACTGGTCGAGCGGTTAGCTATTTTGTCGGCTCCGAGAAGACGCAGGGAAATCTGGTGGACGTCCGAGCCATTCCTTCAGATTCGGTCGTCCACATTTACGAGCCAAATCGTGCTGGTCAGCTTCGCGGGATTCCATTTGTAAGCTGCGTCATCAACGACCTGCACGATCTCGACGACCTCCAAAAGCTTGAGATGGAGGCTTGCAAGCTCGGCGCTTCCGTCGCTCAGATCGTCAAGACGGTCTCCGGTGAGGTCCAAGCTTCAAACCTGCGAGCCGGTACTGCTTCGACCACAGCAAACACCGCTGAGAATTATTACGAGCAGGTCTTCGGAAGTGCGGTCAAAGTGCTGAAACACGGAGACGAGTTCCAGCAATTCGCCACCGAGCGTCCCGGCGTAAACATGAGGGAGTACTGGCGGCAGCTTACCGAGAAGGTCTGTGCTGGTGTTGGTATTCCGTATGTTCTTGTTTTCCCTGAGTCCATGCAGGGAACTGTCTATCGCGGTGCGCTGGATATGTCTGCGGTTTGGTTCAAGTCTCGTCATCACGTTATGGCGACCGCTGCCAGACGTATTTATGAGTACGTCATGGAATACGCGATCAAGACCGATCCGACGCTGAACGATGCTCCGTCTGATTGGTATGAGGTCGCAATCACGGCTCCTCGCGCCCCCAATGTTGATGTCGGGCGCAATTCTGCTGCTCAGTTGAAGGAATTGGAAGCCGGTATCATCACATATGATGAGGTTTACGGTTCCAGAGGTCTCGATTGGCGTTCATCGTTAGAGGCCAAAGCACAGCAAGCTTTGTTTATCAGAGAGCTTGCCGCCAAATATGGCTTGCGCGTCTCTGAGGTTTCTACTGTACAAGAAGACCGCGCTGAACGTATCAAGACGGAGCCGGTTATTCCGCAACCTCCAGAACCAGATCCGTCTGATTCACCGGAGCCAGTTGCAGCTCCGGAAGGTGGCGACACTTCTGTTGTTGTGGATGACACCGCCGTCGTCGCTAAAGCGAAGAAGACTCGCAAACCAAGAGCCAAGAAGTCTGAATGAATCTGACCAAGAAAACAGACTGGTTGTATTACGCTCCAGCGGCTTCCGCTGGTGAGACTGCGACCATCCAAATCTTCGACCAGATTGGCGAAGACTGGTTTGGTGGCTCTGGTCTGTCCGGCAAGCAGTTCTCGGACGTTCTCAATGAGGTTGGCAATGGTCCGCTCTTGGTCGAGATCAACTCTCCCGGCGGCAACGTTTGGGATGGTCTGAGCATTTACAACCAGCTTCGCGGTCGTCGCGCTCCGGTGACCACTCGCGTCGTTGG